CCGTGCCCCCGTGCGTGGCCTTGAGGATGATGCCGCGCCACTGGTTCAACGCGTTCACCAGCGACGACACACTGTCCGGCTTGCCCAGCGCCGACCCGAACTCCGACCGCTGATAGCCGGCCGCCTGACCGAAGTGCGAGATCGTCAGCTGGCCGCGCGCATCCGAACGCGCCTGCCGCTCCGCATCCGACTGCGCCTTCGCCGCGGCCTGCGCCTTCGTGACCTTGCCACCCTTGGCAAAGCGGGGCATGTCGATCTGGCCGGCGTTGAGGAGCTGCATGAACTTCTCGCCGTACCGGTCGACGGCGGTCTTCTTCATGACGAACTCGCCGTTGGACAGCCACGGCGCGAACACATCGTCGGAGGTACCAGTGCCAGGCCCGGTGACCTTCCCGCCGTCCGCGTACCCGTGCTTGAACGACGACCCGGTGAAGAGACCACCCGTCGCGCCGACGACGTCGTGGAGGGACTGGCCTTTCGGGATGCTGCCTGCGACGGAGTACTTGGTGACGATGTTGTGGTAGGTCCAGGTGTTGGCCTTCTTGCCGTTCAGCGCACGCAGCGCCCGTGACACCGCAGCGATCGACCCGATCGCCTGACCATTCGCCGTGTACACCTGGGTCCGGCCGTCCGGAAGAGTCTTGGTCTTGAACCCCACCGCCTCCAGGGCCTTGATCGCAGCCCCGTTGAGCGTCGACACCTTGACGCTCTTCGCACCCGGAGTCTTCCGGATCGCAGCCTCAACCTCATTGAGGCCCGCGACGGCCTCGTCTTTCTCGGCTTTGATCAGCGTCTTGATTTCGGACGGCACCCCGAGCAGCGTGTTGACGTACTCCTGCGCCTTCGTCTTATTGCCGCCGAACCCCTCCGTCGCCAGCTTCATCATTTCGGCGCGCAGCTCGGACGACTTCCCCGTCATCGACGCAAACGAATCCCCGGCAGCGAGACCGGACGCAATCATCTCGTCCTGGGCTTTGGCCGCCTGCGACATCGCCGTGCCGTTCGCCCGGCCCTTCTCTGTGTTGATGTCGAGGGTGGCGCCGTTCTTCTTGAACGACTCCGCCAGGCTGTCCATCCCAGCCTCGAACGCGATCTGCCCGTCGTAAGCGCTGCGGTTTACATCGTTGAGGGCGATGATGCTGGCCCGCAGCCCGTCCGCCGCACTCTTCTGCGCGTCGAGTTTCGCCTGCGCCGACTGCGCCGCCTGCCCGAAAATCCCCATGCTCTCGGCAGCCATCTGCTGCTCGAACGCCTGGTCCTTCAACGCATCACTGTAGTCAGTGGTGAACTGCTTCAGGCGGCCCATGTCCCCGCCGCCGGCTTTCCATGACCGCTTGAGAATGTCGAACTGGGCAGCGGCGAGTTTCGGGTTTCCGGCCTTGACGTTGTTCGCCATGACCTTGTCCCACGCGTCGAGGTTCTTTGTCGCGTCGGATACTCCGGGCCCGGTGGCGATTCCCACCCACGTGCCGAAGTCGGAGGTGAGCTGCACGAATTTGTTGTCGCTCGCGCCCTTCGACATCATCGCGATCGACGCGGACATTTCGTCGAGGTTCGTGCTAAGGGTGCCGGTGACTTTGCCTGTGGTCGCGAGGGTGTTCAGCGACGTCGACAGCGCATCGACTGCGACTGGGGCCTTGTTGGTGCTCAGCGCGTGCATGGCCAGCGACAGCGCCCCGACCACGCCGAGCGCGAGCGCCGCCTTGCCGCCCGTCGACAGGGTGCCGAGCGCTGTGGTCATCCCCGTGATGCCGCCGCCCGCAGCCGCGGCCGCCGTGCGCAGCGCGGTGAGCTTGGTCGCCAGGGTGGCGTAGCCCCCGGCGATCGCGCCGACGCCCGCACCCGCAAGTTTGATCAGCTTGAACGCGGCGTACACCGACATGAGCGTGCCGATCAGCGACGGCGGCACCGCAGCCACCAGCTTCGCCATCGCGTTGACCAGGGTCAGCATCCCCGGCCCCGCCTGCGACGCACCCTCCAACAGGTTCGAGACAGCCTCGGCGACGCTGGTGAGGAGCTGCTTCACCGCAGGCCCTTGCGCCCGCGCGTACTCGAAGAACGAGGCGATCGGCCCGTGCGCGTTGCCCTCCGACAACACCCGCATGAAATGAATCGCCTTGTCCGTGGCGCCCTTCAACGTGCTGTTCGCGAAGTCGGAGACCTTCTTCGACAGGCCATCGAACGCGCCCGTACTCAACCCCCCGCCGGCCACCGTCATCAGCCGGTCGAGCTGGGTGGCCGTGCCCTCTACCATCGGCTTCAGCCTCGGGAGGATCTGCCCCATCACCGCGAAGCTCTTCTCGACCGGCACCATCGTGAACTTCGCCGTGCTGTCGGAGAAGGACTTGAACTGATCCTTCAGCACCATCAGCCCGCCGGCCGCGCGCTGCGTGGCCTTCGGCATCGAAGCCATCACCTGCGCCGCCTGCGCCTGCGCCTGTGCGGCCTGCTGCGATCCACGCCCAGACTGCTGAACCGCAGTGCTGTACTTCGCCTGCGCGGCCGCGGCGTCCTTCAGGTTCCCGATCTGCGGCCCCAACGCCACACCGAACGCAGCCACCGCCAGCCCCGCCGCCCCGGCCTGCACAGCGATCGGAGCCAGCGACGCCGCCACCGGAACCGCAGCCGGAGCAAGGTTGAGCAGGGACGCCCGGACGTCACCCATCGCCCGGGTGATCACGGAGCTGGACCGGTTCATGTCCCCGGCCGTCGTGGCGAACCGGCCGCGCATGTCGCGGAGCCGGCCGTTGACGTCACGGAATCCAGACGCGGTGTCGTCGTTCACCCGCACTGTGATCGTCACGTCGTCAGACATCGTCCACCTCCCTCCGGTCGCGTCCGCCGCCGAGCTCCTCGATCGCGACGAGGCGCATCAGCTCTGTGTCCTCCGCCATCAGCGAGGACAGGGTGTAGCCCGGGAACCGCTCCAACAGGCCGAGCAGGTACCGGGCCCGGGTCAGCTCGCCAGGCTCTCCGACAGTGCTTCCATCGGGACGGACTCCACCAGGGACGGCCCGCCAGAGGGCGAGCTCTGCGGCAAAGGGTCAGCGTCGTGGACCCCGATCAGCGCCTCGACATACGCGTTTTGCAGGGCGCGGGCGAGGGCCTGGTCGACCTGCTTCAATCCGTCCTCGGTGGCGGGGATCGGCTTGTCGTCACCGTCTTCGAGGTTCCAGGAGAGGAGGTTGCCGGCGAACCGCTTCATGCTCGCGGCGACGTCCTCCCCGTCCCCTCCGTCCAGCCCGGTGGCCGCGGTGTATTCGCCGAAGGCCATGCCGCGCAAGGTGGCCTCGGCGCCGTGGTACTTGTGGCCGTCGGCGAAGCGAATGTTCACCTTGCTGACGGATGCGTTGTAGCCCATGTGCTGCCTCTCAGGCCCAGGTGGGGACGGTGCCGTCGGCGAGGGAGCCGGGCGCGGACCAGGTGAGTTCGCCGCTGTCGGAGCGGGTCAGCTGGTAGTCGGTGAACAGGATCTCCGGGGCCAGCGTCACCGCGTTGACGGTCTGCGTCACGGTGCGCGCCACGCTGGTGGAGGGCACGGTCTTGAACACGTCGTGGCTCTGGTTCGCGGTGGCGTTGAAGACGCCGTTGAGCGTGACCGAGCAGTCGGCGAGCAGCAGGAGCCGCTCGTTCGCGCTCTTGTCGACGCCGGTGATGTCCTGCACGCCGCGCGGCGTGGACATCTGCCAGTTCGTGATGTCGTTCTTGATCGCCCTCGCGGTGCCGGCCGAGTCATCCACGGACAGCGTCGTCTGGCCGAGACCTGATGCCTTCGCCATGACCAATCACCCCTTCTTGATTTCGTCTGCGATCGCCTGCTGATGCGTGGCGAAGTCGTCGACCCAGTTGCCCGGGTTCTGATGGAGCCGGGCCCGGGTGCCGCGGGGGTTGCCGCGGTGGTCGCCGTCGCGGACCACGTACAGCGGTGGCCGGTCCACGCGCTTGCGGTGCTGGGATGCCTTGAAGCACGGCTGACCGGGCTCGAAGATGAGCCATGACTCGGTCGCCGAGACGATCTCCAGCCGGAACTTTCGGCCGGACGCCGACACTGCCTGCCGCAGGTCGGGCGTCAGGGCGTCGTTGTTGACCCGCCACCCGTTCACGTAGTGCGGGCAGTCGACCTCCGCGCACGTCGCGGGCCGGAAGTGGGTGCTGATCGGGGAGACCACCGCGTACGTCTTGTACGCGGCGGCCGCCATCTTCGGCTCGGGCCGGAACACGTTGGCGCCCATCAGAAGGTCACCCCCAGGTTCTCGTTCTTGATCACGTTCACCGAGAACGCGACCGAGGTGACACCGCCCGTGGTGACCGTCGTCGCCCGCAGGTAGCGGCGCAGCGTCGTCGTGTTCGACAGCGCGATCCGCTCCGCGAGAGGCGCACCCCCAGTGATCTGCGTGAACGCGAACCCAGCGACATCCGCGAAGGTGATGTTGTCCGCGCTGTCCTGGATCTTCACCGTGACGTCCGTGCCCGTGAACGAGAACACCTGGAGGTACGCCTGCCCACCGAACGACGCCGAGGCGAGGGTGTCGATGCCCGTGCCCAGCGTCGCCGCGGTATCCGTCCGGACCCCGGCCGTGAGCTGCCGGCCCCACTCGATTCCGTAGCCGTTGGACTGGGCCGACACCCCGAAGGTGAGCATCCCGTCGTCGCCGCGGGTCGGGTCGTAGGTGACCTGCTTCCCGATCAGCGAGGCGGCCGGATCCCCGAGGGTGGTGCCGCGGCCGTAGGTCATCACCACGTCGGTGCGAGGCAGCGCGGACAGCTTCTCGTGCAGCCCGCCGGTGACCGCGACGGTGTTGAAGTACGTGGTCATCTCGAACTGCCCCGACCTCAGGCCGCCCTGTCGCTCGTAGGCGGACTTGTCGATCCCGGTGAAGTTCAACAGCGCGGGGCCGCCGCCAATGTTGCCGAGCTGCTGGATGTCGCCGCTCGCGTTGAAGCCCTGGATGTAGAGGGCATCCCCGAGCCCGCTTGCTTTTGCCACTAGGGGGCCTCCGTCCAAACGTCGTTGATGATCAGGGGGATGGTGAGCGTGGCCACCCGGTACGTCGTCGAGTCCAGTCGCGTGTAGCCGAACCGGGCACGCAACGCACCGCCATGCATGCCGAGTAGGTCGACGTTCGCGACGGTGTCTCCGAGGGTGAAGTCGCCGCTGTACGCGTTCATCAGCCCAGCCGCCGCGCCCAGCACGGCCACGTCGACATCGCCCTGCGGTTCCGTGTCCGCGGGCATGAACACCCGGCCGTTCAACTCCAGCCGCACCGACACGCTGTCCAGGCCGGAGCGGGCCGGGACCGGGGTGGCGTCGGCAACCCACACCGCGTAGATCAGGCCGGACCCGGGCGCGGACACCGGCTCGTGGTCGAGGACGTTCTCGAACAGGCCGAGGGACTGGGCGTGCGACATGGCCGCGCTGCGGTAGGCGAGGAGGTCCAGGGGCACGGCGATCACATCCGTCCCGTGTAGCGGCGCAGCAGGCGTTCGCCGATGCCGCGCTTACGGGAGTTCAGCTCGTGCCGGGTTTTGATCCAGTGGTCGTAGCCCTTGAACCGGGTGACCGGGAAGTTCCTGCTGCCGATGCCGGCGAGCCACGGTCCGTAGATGACGCGGGAGTCGGAGATGACGTTGCCGTCGACGACGACGCAGCGGGACTCGTAGTAGCCGGTCGGGTTGCGGAACACGGCCCGCATCTCCCGGCGGAGGATGTTCAGGCCCTCCTCGGCGAGCTGGTGTTCCAGCCGGTTGACGTACTCGTTGGCGGCGCGGCGTGCCCGCCCGTCGAACATTGGGCCGCGGCTGGAGGTGGATACGTCGAGGCGCATGGTCACACGCTCCGCATCCGGGCTTTGCGCCCGTGGCTCGTGTACACCCGGGCCCGCAGATCAGCGAGCCCCTTCCCGCTGGTCTCCCGCTCGTTGTCCCCGGAGCCTGCCGTCCGCGCGTACCCGGAGCGGCCCTGCAACAGATCGGTGAGGGCCTCGGCGAGGCAGAGCTGCCGGACACTGCCAGGAGCATCCCAACGGGCCACCGCCGTCCCGCTGCTGTGCGAGGCTGCGGTGGTTCCAAGAGCGCCGCGCTCCACCGTCAGCGTGCGCGGCGCATACACCGTGGCACCCGTGGTGTGCGGGGCGATCGGGGATCCGTCCCACGCGCGGCGGACGAGGAGGTTGTTGCCCGCGATCTCGTCGACGAGCATCCGCTCCCCGTCGATGAGGATGACCTCACCCGCAGCGAACGCGGCACCGGATGCGACGGCCACGACGACGCTGTTGTTCTGGTTCGTGAGGTCGGCGCCGAGGGTCTGCCCGGTGTCGAGCATCGACCGGCCGGTGACGATGACCCGCTCGTCGTCGATGCGCAGCAGCGACCCGACCCCAGCCGCAGCAGACGTAGCCGCGTCGACGTCGACCCCGGTCTCCGATGCGTCCAGTGTCTCGGCGAGCAGGCCAGCCACCGTCTCGTCGTTGCGGTAGCCGAACAGTCCGGTGATGACGATGTCCTGCTGGTAGGTGTCGCCGCCGCCGAACGAGGCGTTGCTGCCGAGGTTGATCTCGATCCGCGTGTACGGGGGTTCGGCCTTGTCGTCGGCGCGGCGCAGCAGGTAGTCGCCGGAGTCGATGGTCGTGCCGCCGGAGGTGAGGGTGGTCACGGAGATCAGTTCGTTCGCGTCGAGACGGAGGATCCACGGCGTCGCCCCAGAGCGGGGCGGCCAGTCGGACTTGCGGGTGTCCTGCACGGGGTAGAACACGCGGTGCGTCAGACCGTGTACTGCTTCGGTTGCGTCGGCCAGCGCGCGGTCGATGCGGGCGTTGCTGCGCGCGGTCTCCTTCACGTCCAGCTCCGCCTTGATCTCTTCACGCGTGGCGTACCAGGGGGTCATCTCTCGTCACCTCCTCTCAGGTCCGGGCCGTGCTGATGTGTCCGACGAGGCGGCCGCCCGGACCCCAGACCGAGCCGTCGAACGGGCAGTAGCGCTCGTCGCGGGGTCCGGCGCGGAGTGGTTCTCCGCAGGTCTGGCAGGCGACGGGGGTCTGCTGCTGTTCCTCGCGGTACTGCTGTGCGCCCTCGTGGAGGATGCTGAGCAGCCCGTACCAGCCGCCCGGTTCCGGGGCGCCGGGCACCCTGCCGCGGGCCGTCCCGGTGAGCCCACCGAACACGCCAGCCGCGGTCCCGGTGACGTGCGAGGGGGACCCCGCCGTACCGACCAGCCCGCCGAACTGCGTGGCCGCGGAGCCGATGACGGTGCGCAGACCGGTCGCGCTGCCGGCCAGCGCGCCACCGCTGGACGTGGCCGTGCCGACGACCTTGCGCGTGCCGCTCGCCGTCCCGGTCAGTCCGCCGAGC